CTAACGGAGGCATCTCATTATCACCCATCATAGGTTCTTGACCCATCATAGGTTCTTCACCCTCATCATCAACGTCTACATCGACATCAATTTCTTCAGGCTCTTCTGTTCCTTCAGGACCCTCTTCTGCATCAACCTCAACATCTGTTTCAGGTTCGTTTTCTTCTTGTTCGCGTATTCTTCTTTTTTTAGAACCTAATGATTCTCTTACAAGTTCGCTGATTTCTTCCTTCATTGTAGAAGCAAGTATTCCTTTTGCGTTTTCGCTGATAGCATCCTCAACTGCCTTAATTTGTAATAAGGTACTTTCAACTATCGATTTACTATTTTCCATATTCTTCAATAAATTTGCATTACGCTAATCGTTTATTTATTAATAAATATAGCAATAGAGTAAAAAGTTATTTTTTATTAGAAATTAGTATAAAATAAAAAAGGTGACCTTACGATCACCCTAATTAAATTTTTTAGAAAAATTATATTTTATTCTATAACTTCGTCAATTTTACTTTCTACAATTGCAGTAATTCTCCAATCCATTGTATAAGTTTCATAAGCCTTTGTAACTTTTGCTTCAACATCTGTTGGTGAATACGCTTTAACTAATTTTTCTTCTTTAATTTTTTTTACTTTTCCTGTGTTTTCGTCGACCATGTCGGTTGTTACTCTCGCAACAAAATATTTTTCATCCATAATTTAATTTTTTATTTACCCAAATAATCGGATAATCTTTTCATTAAGTCAACAGATTTTGATAAAGGATTTGAAGTTAATTCTAAATTTTCATGTTCTGTAAGTTTTTCTTCATACTTAGGTCTATCTTCTTTATTCAAATAAAGATATGCCCCTGGTGTTGATGGTGAAGAAACTAAATCAAAACAAATTAATTCAAAATCATCTTGAACTTCATTTTGTTCCCCTTTTTTTACTAAAGACCCGACACCACGAGAAGAAACACCCATTGTAACACCTTGTCTCATCATATTAGCGGCAACATCACCTTTAGAAGAAATAATACCTCTTTCATGGAATCCAGGAGATGTTAACAATTTAATTTTACCCATTAATACATTATCTTCCCACCATACATCAGTAATAAGATGAGCAACCCTATCTAAATCAATTAAAGAAGATTCGGGGTGGTTAAGTTCAGATATCGACATACCGCGATTAATCATTTCTTTATATTTTTCTGCCTCTCTCTCAAGAATTTTTTTTGGGTATATCCTTCCGTTTCTATTTGGTACACCATATTTTTGTAAAGTCGCATAAAATACAAATGGTTTTGAATAGTCAAGTTGTCCGTATGATTCTTTAATCACTTGGCTATTTCTATATTCGTTTGGGTTTATTATTCCTGCATCCCACTCAACTAAAATCCCCTTACCTGTATCGTTTGGTCCTAATATTTTCATAATCTTTTTTATGATAAATATTATGCTAATTGAGTTTCTTTATTTTTAGTCTTACTTAATATAAAATACTTTGATTTTTTTAAGTCGTCGTGATAAATTGAAGTTATTATTTTTTTAATTTTTGATCTTAAAATTAGTGATTTAAAATCTATGTTTTTTTCGTGAACAAATAAAGTTATTTCTAAATTTAAAAAGCTTTTTTTATTTTTTTGTATTCCACTTGTTCTTAGGTCTAAGTCAACTATTTGTTTTCTTTCAAATGTTTTAAAATCAAGTATCTCTAAAAGAGTGTGTAATATTTGTCTTTTTATTAATCCCGTTATTTTATTCCAATTTTCATCATCTGTTATTGGTTCTATCCATGTTTGTAATACTAAATAAATTGATTTTAATTCTTTTGAATCCACCGTACCGTAATAACATTTTGCATCGTCAAAAACATTTAATTTTGACGTTTTTCCTTTTTTCATTTTTTCATATCTTTCTTGTTTATTTTTTATAATCATAATAAAAAAATTAATGGTTGTCAAAATTTAAAAAAATTCTTACTATTTATATTTAAAACCCAAAAAATTTATGATAATAGTACACGTAAAAAATTCTAACTCTTTAGAGCAAGCACTTAAAATTTACAAGTTTAAAATTTACAAAACCAAACAAATTCAAAAGTTACAAGAAAGGCAAGAATATAAAAAACCCTCCGTAAAACGAAGGGCTCAAGTTAAAAAGGCTCAATACAAACAGAAAAATCAAATTTCTTCTTGAGTTTCTTCTTTTTTCTCTTCTGATTTTTTCCCAAAAATCTTTTCTGTTGATGTAAGACCCAAACAACCAAACGCAAGCATTGCTACAGCATTTACTAAAGTGTCTGATGGTCTAATATCACCATGAGAGTAACTATTCACGTACAAAGTAATACACAAAGAAACACCACATAAAATTCCTACAAATCTTTTTGATGATGCGTTTCCTTGGCTATCCATGAATAATCTTCCGATTCCTTTAAAAAATTTTTTCATAGTCCCAAACTTAATTTTTTTAGTTTATAATAATCATAATGGTTACATTTAACACTCATTATCTTATTAATTGTTTTGTTTATAGTGTTTTGTAAATCCGAATCGGTCGATTCATTAATCGATCCTTTTAAATTTTCTAAAACGACTTTCTTTATTTTTTCAAAATTTTCTTTTAATTCTTCACCATTTAATTCAAGAACTTCTCCCAATTCTTTTTTCTCAGATTCATTCAAACCTGAAACTTCTTTTTTCAAATTTTCATTGGCAATTTTTACCATAGAAGAAATTGGTAAATTAGAATTTATTAATACCTCTTTTTTATTTTCTTCTTGGATTATTAATTTTTTAATATTATTTTTAGATTCTAATACTGTTTCTAAATTTTTTATTCCGTTTTTATATATTGCATTATCAATATCGGAATAGTCATTTCCATTATTTTTACTCCAAGAATTAATCCACAAATCTATTTGATTGATTCTTCTACTTTGATTTTCTATTAAAATTTGAGAATATTCAATTGATTCATTAACATAGTCATTTGCCAAATCCTCAGCAATACCGTTTTTACTGGATAAATCATCGTAAATGTAATATAACTCAGAAATATCTTTATTTTCTAAAACTATTTTTTTGAACTCAACCATAAACCTTTTGAAACTTGGTTTTTTTGCCAGATCAACTGCAGTTTTTTCTATGTTTGTTTTAATTTTTCCGAAAGTACTCATAATATTTTTTATATATAAATATTACTTATCGATTAAATCTTTCAATTTTTTATCAATTAAGTCTAAAGATAATCTACCTTTTGACAAATCCATATAATCTGAACCGTTCATTAATGTTTCTTCTAACAATAAATCTAAATCTTTTCTTACTAATCTTTCAGATGGCATTTCTGGTGGTGCCCCTGCTGGTGGCGGTGCTCCTCCACCCATATCAGGTGGTGCTCCACCCATATCAGGTGGTGATCCTGCACCTCCTTCAGGTGCGGTTCCCGCAGGTTCACTGTCTTTTTTACCATAAAGCTTGTCAATATTATCAAATAAACCTGTTTTTGTTATTACTTCAGCGGTTTTCTCTAACTCAGCATAAACGGCCCTTTCAATTCTTTGTTGTTGTACATCCAATCTAATTTCTTCATCTGAGAAACCTAATATATGTTTTTTAGCCCAAGACGCTGATACAGGAGCCAAAGACTTAGCAATCTCAGCAGTAGCGTCTTTATATAATGTAATTTTTTCTTTCCAAATTTCTAAAGATAATAGTTCTCCTTGTTTAGACGGATTATTCAATGATAAAGTAAAGTTCGTTAATTCGTCTTCAAACCCTAATAAAAATAAATGAATAATTGCAATTTTATTTAATTCAGCGATCATTGATTTTTGTATTCTATTAATTGTCCTTGCAAATCTAATATCTAATAATGATAAATTTTTACCATCACCAACGGCCTCTTCAAAACCTAAATATGCTTTTGGTATTCTAAGTGCGGTTACTAATTTCTTTTGGATATATTCGATATCTGCAATTTCAGCCATGTTAGAGGCGCCCGCCAATGTCTCAATAGGGTTTGATGCTGCCGGATCCCTAACAGGTATAAAATAATCTTGGTCAACGGCCATTTGATTATATCTCATATCCACATTTCCGGTTTTAGGGTCTGCGATTTGATCCCTTTTAAATTTACTTGCAACTTTTTGTACATATGCGTCAACATCTTTATCATCCATGTTACCAACGAATACTTTAAATACTCTTCTTTCAGGTGCTCTTGATAATCGATATATTAACATAGCATCTTCACATAAAAGTAATTGTTTCCAAATACGTCTTGCTTTTTCTAACATTGATGTCCCGTAAGGTAGTTTTCTATCATCACCTAATATTCTAAAATGTGCTATTTCCCATGTATTAAATTCCATGTTTTTTTCTTTCCAAACAAACTTCAAAGCGTCGTTTTCCATTTCTTGGGAATACTTATCGGGTTGAAATCTCATACCCTTTTCTAATCTTTCAATTTGGATATTTGGTAATTGTTGACATCCAACAACACCATTTTCAGGGTCTAATTTTAAATAAATAAAGTTATCTCCAAACTTACATGTGTTTCTTGTCCACATTGGTAAATTTGTATTTATATCCAATTTATTGGTAAACAAATCTGTTAATACTTGTTTAATTCTTTTTGACTCTGAATAAACTTTTAAAATTAGTCCTTCTTGATCGGGTGTGGTTGATTCTTCACTATAAATGTCTAACGCCGCAGAAATCTCAGGAGTATATTCCATTGATTCATAATCGTAATATGAAGCCATTCTTGTTGGTTCATAATATACTGCTTGCTGATATAAATTATTTTCAACTTTCTGCCATTGTTTACCAATATATAGTGATTGTTGTGCCTGTAATTTTTCAGTTTCAAATTCTTGTTTGTTCGTTGTTTTTAACAACTCTTGCTTATCAAATTTAAAAACTGGCGGTTGTTGATCCATTGTTGAATTAGGTCCGAAAACCTTACCTAATCTCTGCCAAACTGTATATTTTTCTTGTGCCATATTTTTTTATTTTAAAAATAGTCGGATATAAAATAAATTAAACTCTTTTTCCTCCGAATAACCATAAATACTTTTCATAATCACTTTTGGTAACTTGACTATTAGAGTAATTATGTAAACCTGTCATTGCAGGTAGTCCCGGGTTGAAGTTAGATGACGAATCTCTATATTCGTTTTTATCCGTTGACCATGATTCAATCATAGCCTTTGCGTGTTCGGTCGCCTTCTCTAATTTAGAAAATGAAGTTTCTGCAACATATAGTGCCATGGCCATCGCCATAATTAAATCATCATGTTGTCCTTTTTGGTGATCTGGTCTACCATTTACATAAACAAATGTGTTTAATTCATTATATAATCTTTGGGACCTAACACCAAAATTGTGTCTTAACGACTCCTCAAAAGCGGCAACTATTTGTACCCTTTTTGAATTAAAATTAATACCTGGAATTTTTTCGTTCGCCTTAGGATCCCATTTCCATTTATCTGCAGGATTCACTCCATCGACATATAAATTTTTATATCCTAATTCTTGTAATTTTCTTGATGTCGCAACACCCATACCTCCCGTAATATCGGTAACAATAAAGGCGCTATACATTGTTGCCCACTTGTAGGCAATTTCAGCAACAACATCAGGTGGTACTTTTCCTAAATACTCTAAAACCTGCTCTCTTTCATCAAAATCAATAATAGTAAATGTTGTAAAATCCTCACTATCCCCTCTTGAAACGTCCATACCCATAATATATTTATGTCCCACAACGGGCTCTTTCCATTGCCATAAAACGCCCCCCATAAATTTATTTTCGGGTTCTTTAATATGGTTATCTTTTATTGATTTCATAGTTTCGGGTGGAATAACATTATCTCCTGAACCTAAAAAGTTACATTCAAGTTCTTGTGATATTTTTCTCCTATCAAACTTTAATTTTTTGGCCATGGCCTCAAACCAAGAACTGTAGGCCTTATATCCACCATTTTCTATTTTTTGTTTTATTTCTTCAAAATTTCTATCACTGACTTTAATATTACCGTAATCAACTGTAATTTCATCATCTTTATAGTCAGCTCTATTTAACATGTAATGTACAATATCATTACATTTAATTAATTTTAAATCTTTAGAATACCTAGGATCCCTAAACCAATACATTTCAGTAATCCTAAAGTCATTCATTCCTTTAACTGCCTGACTGTATATAGAATAATAAATTGGGTCAAATCCATTTGGTGTTGAAATAACAATTACTTTACCTCCTGTAGAAAGGGACGCCATACAAGCAGACCAAAAGTCTTCATCAGCATTAATGTAAGCGGCCTCATCAAAAATAAGAATTGTAGGAGTATAACCACGTAAGGCATCTTTTGATGTTGCGACAGCCTTAACTTCACAACCATTAGTTAATTTAAAATGTCTTTGTGAATTCTTTTCAACAGAAAACCCAACACCCATCCATTTTGGCCATTGGTCGACAAATGCTCGAACTTTATTTGCCATCTCAACGGCAGTATCCATTTTGTTTGCAATGATTAGAATTTTTTCAGGTTTTTCTTTTTTTGCAAATACCAATCTTTTTGATGCCCATGCTGACGTTACGGTTGATACACCAGCCTGACGGTATTTTAACGCAATATTCTCATCACACTCGTCGTAGTCTCTCACCAATGTAACTTGATCATTAAATAGTTCTAACGGAACATATTTTGATTGTGTATTGTCGTAAGTTTGTAAATATGTTTTAAGTGCGTAAGGAGTATTATTTACACATTTAGCGTATTCCAATAAGGCTTGTTCCTTTGATAAAGACATTCATTATCTTTTAATGCTTTTAATTGTTCTTAACAATTCACCTTTTGTTGTATGTGGAGGTAAATAATCTTCAATAAGTTTTAAAATGTTTTCCTCAAGTTTTTTTACGGTTTCTTTTGATTTTACTTTTTTTGGTAATCCTTTGTGTTTTGTAGATGCAAAATCTTCTAAATCCTTTTCTGACATTTTATTAGCCATATCTTTTACTGATTTAGAAACTTTTGATTTTGAGGTATCTCCTCTTTTTACTGAAAGAGCCAATCCCATAATTTTTTGTTGTTGTGTTGATTTAGCCTTTTCTTGTAATTCCGTTTCACTCACAGTTGCGGTGTCCGTTGTAGGGTCAAAATTAACTTTATTTTTATCTGTAACGTTTTTTGTTGCGTCTAAAAATTTCTCTTTTTGTGTTTTGTCACCCAAATTATATTTCATTGCAGTAACCGCCACTTGTTCTTTTGGTTCCTTTTTTACTTTTTTAGTTTTTTCATATAACAAATTTAATTGTCCTTCAGTTAAGTTTTCTAATGTAGAAATGGAAAAACCTTCGTGTAGAAGTCTAACCATTTTAGGATTCATATTTCTCATCTTGTACTAAATTTTTTTCCCATTTTAATACGATATCTCGTTCATATAATTTGCTTTCAACACTATCAACACTTTCACCATATTGAAAAACAAGTCTTTTTCTTTTATTAATTAATATCTCGTCACTATCACTTTTTTCCCAAGCTAAAGATATTACACCATCAATCGCATCATAAACACCAAAGTAATCTGAGTTTTGAATTAATTCTAACTCAATCTCTGAGTTTTTTAATGCACCGACCCTTTTTATGTAGTTAATATCAGGAGGTGATGGTTTTCCTGATGCCGGTTCTGCATCCCATTCGTCACCCCAAACATCATCTAAATCTGAAAATATAAATTCATATATATTATCACCCTTATAGTTAGGTCCTAATTCATTAACATAAACTAAATTCATATAACCCTCCCTCTTGGTGTTATTCTATATTGTTTTCCTTCAACCACAAATACTAAATTTTCTTTATTTGTTTTACCAATAAATTTAGCGTTTTTATATTTTTTGTGAAATTCGTTTGCCGCTTCTAATTGTGATAAACTTTCACTTAATTTTACAAATTCTTTTTTTACATCCAATCTTTGTAGTTTTTGTTTTAAAAAGTCTTTTTTCTTTTTTTCTTCCATAATTGGTTTTTCGTCTTGAGAAATTTTAAAATAAGATTTTAATAATTTATCTACTTTTGATTCCATCATTGGCCCTTCTGATGGTGGTGGGGGTGGTGTCGTACCTCCCATACCCATATCCATATTATCTTCCATACCCATATCTTCATCTCCTAAATCTAATTCACCAGCACCTTCTTCACCATACTCGTCGGACTCATCAAATTTAGATATAATATCATCTTTATCATCTTCATCTAAGTTTTCAAGTTCTAATGCCGATATAATAGAGTTCAAAACATATTTAATGTCTTGAGAATCCATACCCTTTTCTTTTTCAAAAGATCTAATTTTTTGACTTAATCTTCCTGTTAATTTTTGAATTGATTTTAAACCTGTTGGTCCTTGTGGTTCTTCTTCACCCTCGTCGTCCATACCCATGTCATCCGTAGGCGGTGATGGTGGTTCGCCCATATCATCTGCTGGTGGCATTCCCATATCATCTGCTGGTGGCATTCCCATGTCATCAGCAGGAGGTGCACCCATTCCCATATCATCGGCAGGAGGTGCAGGTGGTGCTCCCATATCATCGGCAGGAGGTGCAGGTGGTGCTCCCATATCATCGGCAGGAGGTGCAGGTGGTGCGGGAGGTGCAGGTGGTGCGGGAGGTGCAGGTGGGGTCGTTTCCTCGGCCGGTTTATCGGCCTTTGGTTTAGGAAGCTTTAATATGAATTTTTTTTTTAAGTCAGTTTGTTCACCAATTAAAGAAATATTCTCATCATAACCTGTAACTCTGTTAATTTCAGAGGCCATTAAGTTAAGTTTTTTCATTGCTTCAGAATATGATTTGTAGTGTTTTCTATGTCTCATATGTTCAACATAATCCATAGACGACTCATTTATTCCGTTTTTTATAACATAACCTAGTTTTTCTTTAACTATCCCATAAGTTTTACCATCAGACAATGTTATTGTATAATTTGTTGTTGAAAGTTCGTTTACTAAGGTTTTAGGTGTTTCTTTATATTTAGCAATTTCCATGATACGGTTTATTTTATCCATACCTTGTAATTTTTCACTACCTAGTGGTTTTAAATCTGCCATTTTTTTAATATTAATTTTTTTATTCAAATAAAATTTTTGCCCTAAGGCACATATATAAATATATCAATAAATAGTAATTTATTTAGTATTCTTTATTTTCTTGTTCCAAAGACAATTTTTTATCTACAAATTCATTTTTAAAGTTCTCTAATTTCCCAATATAACCGTTTCTTCTTAAAAATTTAAACACCAAATTTTCATAAGAATATTCTCCTTCTTTTTTCAATCCACATGTTCTATACTTTCTTAATTTTTCCCTATACTTCTTAACAAGTTTTACAGCATCTTCAATATCCTCATCTTCCGCATTTTCTAAAACTCCATCAATTATATCCATCCATTGATTGACCTTGGTCATTAATTTTTTCTTATCTACTTTAAAATTATCCTTTTCTGCAGTTTTTAACCATTCGTTATTTAATAGAGAGTAAACTCCTTGACTTTCGTTCTTTTCATTTGCGTCTTGAACATAAAGTTCGGTTTCAAACCCTTTTATGGTTATATCGTGTGCAGCATTAAATACAGTCTTTTTAAGTCTGAAAAGTTCTTCTGTCATTTCTCTATTTTCAGATTCATCCATGTCAATTAATATATGGATATCAAAATCAGAAAATTCACTCCAATTATATCCGACAAGTGAACCAACAAATATAACGTCTTGAATAAAAAGATCGGTATCCAAATAATCAATAAAAAGATTTGCAACTTTTAAAAGTCTTTCTCTTATTTCAGGTTTTAGTTTATAATTTTGGGCTTCAATATCGCCCATATATTTTTCGTTTGGTAATTCCCAAACATCAGGGTTTAATTCGTCCTGTAAATAAAAACTGTTTATAATTTTATCAGTACTTGCCATGTATATAAATATGGCGTGAAAATTATTTATCTAACTTTTTATATTTGTATGTTTTTGAAATTTGGGTATTGAAAAATTTACCTTGTGATTCTGATAATCTAAATTGAGCGTAAATATTGTGAGGGACCTCATCGTATTCGTATTTGAATCCATTTTTAAACTCCACTATTAATTTATTAGATTCAGTATCATATATAGTAGTTTTAAGATTACTTGATTCTATTTCACAAGTAATTTTAGTTCCGTCAATGTCTGTTCTTTTAACTGCCATAATTTTTTATTAGAAAAATATTAAAAAAGTTTTTTAAATCAAGAAATTTGATTATATTTGTAGTATAATTATTCACCTAAAAAATTAAACCTCATGAAAAATTTAGAATCAACAATCGTTTTATCATTACTTGGACTTATGTATTTGTCTGTGATCTTAAATATTATAATTAATGGTGTTAGAATAACCGTTTAATTAAAAAAAATTATTATATTTGTATTATCGTTAACCCCCTAAAAATAAAAATCATGAAAAATTTAATCTTAACTTCAATTTTAGTTTTAACTTCTTTAATTTCTTTTTCTCAAATTATAACTTTGAGTTTTGAAAATACGTCGTTATACGTTAAATCAAATAAAAATGATTTTCAAGAAACAAAAAATGAACTAAACTTAATATACTCACAAAAAGATACGATCCAAACTAAAATATTTGATTTAAATGAAATGAAATTAAAATATTTTTTGAAAGATAGTTTAATTGTTGAAATTGAAATTTGTGAGTTTAAACTTAATCAGGATGGGTCTTATCTTTTTGAACTTGTAGAATACGATATGAGAGATGGTAAGGAAATGAGAACAAATCAATACGTTAGTAAAAATAAATCTTACTACTTTTGGTACTGGGGGTTTCCAAATAACGAAAGTTATTTGGTGAGTGAGGACATTATAAGTTTTAACATAAAAAAATAGAAGGGGTGACCCCTTCTATTTTTTATTATTTATTTTTTTAACCAATATTACATCCACCTTTACACCACCATGTTAAGTATTCCTTGTCATATTTACCTAAACTAGCATTTTGTCTTGTACCATTATTATCAGTAACTACACCTGTAGTACAATTATAATACAACATACCTTTTGAATCTGAAACAGTTGTAGTTTTAATTCCAACCTCATTACCCGCATCCGGACAACCACTAATTAAAGTTACCGTTTCTTTTTTATTTGGGTCCATTCTTGTACCTTTTTGCTCACTAATTACTCTTCTTACAATTCTTGTAAGATCTGATTCTGTTAATCTAACGATTCTTTTCATTTTATTTTATTATTTATTTATTTATAATGGATTATATTTACAATAATCTTTTACCCATGTTTTTAATGCAGCTAAATCCTTTTGATTATCGTCGTTTAATTTAGCAATTTTATCATCTTGAAAAACGTAACCAAGTTGTCCAGAACATGATATATATATCTGTTGTCCATATCTCCTCATATGTACTTCATTTGGGTTACTATTATCTCTACCGTATGAACTAATATTTAATGCAGTTCCTTGTTTTTGGACTGAAACCGCGTCTTGCTCACTAATAACTCTTCTTACAATTCTTGTAAGATCTGATTCTGTTAATCTAACGATTCTTGACATTTTTTTTTTAATTTTATTTTAGTTTATTTTATTGTCTTTTCAAATAAATATATTGTTTTTTAAAAAAGTTTTTTTTTAATCAAAAAAAGTGTATATTTGTATTATTATTAACCCTCTAAAAATAAAAACCATGAAAAATTTAATCTTCTTATTAGTAATTGCACTTAACTTTTCAATTAATTCCCAAATTATAACTGTTAGTTATGAAAATACGTTTTTATATGTTAAATCAAATAAAAATGATTTTCAAAATATTATAAATGAAAGTAACCCAGTATTATTAGAAAATAATAATCCCCAAACTAAAGTGTTTGATTTAAATAAAATGAAATTAAAATATTTTATAAAAGACAGTTTAGTTACTGAAATTGAAATTTGTGAGTTTAAAATTAATCAAGATGGTTCATACCTTTTTGAACTTGTAGAATATGATATGAGAGACGGTAAGGAAATGAGAACAAATCAATATATTAGTAAAAATAAATCTTACTACTTTTGGTACTGGGGGTTTCCAAATAACGAAAGTTATTTGGTTAGTGAGGACATTATAAGTTTTAACATAAAAAAATAAAGTTACAAATACCAAAAAACCCACCAAAAAAGGTGGGTTTTATTTTATTTTTTATTAATATTATACTGGTACGTACTTACAATAAGCCTTAACCCAATCAACTAACACCGCCCCATCATCTTCATTAGTTGGCGCTAATGGTGTTAAAATTCTACCATCACATTGGATCTCAATATTTTGTCCGTATCTTTTTAACCAAACTACGTTTGATCCTCTTTCTCGACCTGAGCTAGTGATATCTAATTGCATTGATTTTTGCATTACTGAATTTCTGTCAGTTAATGCTTGTTCCATAATAACTCTTCTTACAATTCTTGTAAGATCTGATTCTGTTAATCTAACGATTCTTGACATTTTTTTTAATTTTATTTTAGTTTATTTTATTGTCTTTACAAATAAATATATCAATTAATAAAAAAAGACCCAAACCAAAAAAAAAAAACCCATCCTCACGGACAGGTTCAAAACTAAAATAAGAACATTTTTATTTTAAACTTCTAATGTTATCTCTTAATTTTATTGCATTTTCAAAATCTTGTTTTTTTACACATTCATTTAGTTCTTTATTAAGTTTTGTAAGTTCTTCTTTATTTTTTTCTAAATTTTTAATTTTATCTCTGAGTTCTACCGCTACCTCAAAATTTTGTTCATCAACTGCAATATCTAATTTTTGTTTCAGTAAAGATATCTCATCTTGTTTATTCAGTCCCCCACGTTTGTTTGTAATGTAGGTAAATGAGATACTTCCATCTTCAGACTTATAGTTTTTTCTTTCCCAATTATCACCATTAAAAAATGGATCTGACGACCATAGTTCGTTAAATAGTTTTTCAAAATTTCTACTAAACATAATTTTATTTTTTTATAAGTTTATTTTGGTTCGATTATACACCAAATAAATGCCATTAAGGTTATATGTCATAAAAAAATACACAATTGTCAGTAAAATTGTCATAGTATGACATATTTATATTAAAAAGTATAAATTATGTCAGGGTTAAAGTTTTCAAGAGAGTTTTTAAAAGTTATTTTTAATAAAAAAATAACACAAGAAATTAATACGGGAGAAAGAATGAGTATGTCTGAGTTTATTGAAGAATGTTTAATAGATTATTTAGACATAAACTTATGTGAAATATTAGAAGAAAAAGTTTTATTAAATGTGAAATTGTTAAATGGTGAACCAATAATTAATGATGAACCAGATATTGTTTTTAACAATTATGTTTATGTTTATTTAAATCCGTTAAATAGATTAGAAGAAACTATAAAACTATTAATAGATGGTGAATTATTTGAATTTGATTATGAACCATTTTACGTAGGTAAGGGTTATGGGAATAGGATGTTAGAACATTTAAAATTATTGGATTCTGATGTAAACACAGATAAAAAAGAAAAAATAAAAATGATAATAGAGTCCGGCAATGACCCAATAATAAAAATTGTTAAAAATGAATTAACCAGTGTTGAGGCATTTAATTTGGAAAATATTTTAATCTCAAAACTTACTAATGTAAGTAATCTAATAGGTGGTAAAACTAAAAAAATAAAATATAAGGTAGAAAATTATAAGTCATCTTTAGAATATAATAAAAAGAAAAAAATAATAGATTTATTAAATATGGGTAAAAAAAATTGGGAAATAGCTGCCGAACTTAACATTTCTGAAAGAACAATATATAGATTAAAAAAGGGTTTAAAAATTATTGATATTTAATTAGGATATTGATTATTAGTTTAGTTTCATTTAACTTTTAACCAAATAAAAAAATAAAAAAAGTATTATGATTGAATCATTTGACGAATCAGAAAAATCTAAAAATAAAAATACTGAGACTAAAACAAAAACACCTGTTTTAGATAACTTTTCAAGAGACCTTATAAAACTAGCGGAAGAAGGAAAATTAGATCCTGTTGTTGGTAGAGAAAATGAAATTAATAGAATTGCACAAATTCTTTCAAGAAGAAAGAAAAATAACCCAATTATATTAGGAGAGCCAGGTTGTGGAAAAACCGCAATAGTTGAGGGATTAGCAAAGAAAATATTTGAGGGTGATTGTCCGCAGAATTTATCAGGTAAAAGAATTGTTTCTTTAGATATGACATCAATTGTTGCTGGAACAAAATACAGAGGTCAATTTGAAGAAAGAATGAAAGTTATTATGGAAGAGTTATATAACAATCCAGATATTATTGTTTTTATCGATGAAATACATACAATGATTGGTGCTGGTAATTCTTCAGGATCAATGGATGCGTCAAATATTTTTAAACCAGCACTTTCAAGAGGAGAATTACAATGTATTGGAGCAACAACATTAGAAGAATATAGAAAAAACATTGAAAAAGACGGAGCATTAGAAAGAAGGTTCCAAAAAGTAATGGTTGACCCATCAACAAAAGAAGAAACATTACAAATATTAAAAAATGTAAAGGATAGATATGAAAACCATCACAAAGTCACATATAGTGATGATATATTAAAACTATGTGTTGAATTGGCCGATAGATATATTACAGATAGAGAGTTTCCCGATAAGGCGTTTGATATTATTGATGAGGTTGGAGCAAGATCACAAGTTGAGATTAAATTACCTGAAATTATTGAAGATTTAAAAAGACAAGCACAAGACATTAAAGACGAGAAGGTAAAAGTTATTAATAGCCAAAGATATGAGGAAGCGGCGAATCTTAGAGACAAAGAAAGGAAAGTTTTAAATGATTTAGAAAGAGAAAAATCCGAATTTGAAAAAAACAGAAACTTGTTTAAAAGAGAAGTTACTGAAGATGTTGTTTATGATGTTGCATCATTAATCACAAAAATTCCGATATCAAAAATCTCAACTGATGAAACAGAAATACTTAAAACATTAAAAGATACGTTATCAACAAAAGTTATTGGTCAAGGTGATGCGGTTGCAAAAATAACAAAAGCAATACAAAGAAATAAGGTCGGATTAAACGACCCTAAAAAACCGATATTTAGTGGATTATTAATTGGTAATTCAGGTGTCGGTAAAACGGAGTTGGCAAAACAATTGGCAAAACATATGTTTAATAGTGAGGACGCACTTATTAGATTAGATATGAGTGAATTTTCAGATAAAATTGCAACATCAAAATTAACAGGGACATCACCAGGTTATGTTGGATACGAAGATGGATCACCATTTTTAAATAAAATTAAAAACAAACCTTATTCTGTAATTCTATTAGACGAGATTGAAAAGGCCCACCCTGAAATTTTTAACGTCTTTTTACAGATGTTAGATGAAGGGTTTTTAACTGACGGACACGGAAGAAAAATTAACTTCAAAAACTGTATAATTTTAATGACTTCTAATGTTGGTACAAAAATAGTTCAAGATTTTGGTACAGGTGTTGGGTTTTCTACAAATTCAAAAATTGAAAAAAAAGAAGAAGAAATAAAATCTGTTTTAGAAAAAGAGTTATTTAAAAAATTCGCTCCTGAGTTTATTAATAGATTCGATGAGATTATATACTTTAAAGATTTAGATGAATCCGATCTAATGAAAATTGTTGACTTGGAGCTTGAAAAAGTATATGAAAGGATAAAATCAATTGAATTTGAATTAGAAGTTGAGGATAGTTTAAAAAAGCATATAATAAGTGTTGGTACTGATACTAGGTTTGGTGCTCGTATATTGAAAAGGACCATTCAAAAGTGGGTTGATGATGCGGTTACAGATAAAGTAATTAGTGATAACCCTGAAAAAGGATCCAAGTTTATTCTATCATATAACGAAAAAGATAAAAAAACTGAGGTTAAAATAAAAAAACCAACAAAACGCAAAAAATAATTTTTTTTTATTGTTTTCCTTCCACTTCACAGTGTTTTTTTGCAACATAACTAAAAGCCCATTCTCTTGTACCACCAGGTCTAGCATATTTAGGTTGTTGAATGCCGTAATCTTGGGGTTTAAAATTTAATGGTTGTTTATCTTCTGGTGTTAGTGTTGTTGGA